AAAAGAAAGCATTGAAGCAAAAGCAAAAAAGTACGATGAGTTAATGTTAACCATACAAGAGATGGAACTAATGTACACAAAGGCATTGGATAAATATCCAAGTCTTACAGAGATAATTCAAGAAAAATTAAACGTTTTAAAACTAGTTAAATTATGAAGATAGTAGCAGATTTAACGGATAAGCATGAAATTAACCTAAAAATAATCAAAAGACTTGGTTACATATTAGGTGAAGAAGTTAACACAAAACCACAACAGGTATCATTAGCAATGGATTTATTGCAATACTTAATGTGGGAATTCAGTGAGCCAGAACTAATAGAAATAATACTTAAAAACAAAGACAATGAAAGAGCATAATATAGATTGCATGAAACACAGAAAGCATACACATATAAGCGGTGTAGATGTAGAAATGATAACTGCTGAGAAAGGTAGTTGTATAGTTACAATTAAAGACGCTTATTTTAGTCGTGGAGTAGATGTATCAGGAAATAGAACGGATGGCTACTTCCTAGAGTTTGAGGAAGATGTCATGCCAATGGTTTGCAATTCTACAAATAGAAAAAGAATAGCAAATAACTTAATGATTGAAAAGAAAATAACACCATTAGAATCTCGTAATATTGGCAACTGGATAGGGGTAAAGATTAATTTAAAATTTGATCCAAATATAAAAATGATGGGGAAGATTACAGGTGGTATAGTTGTAGATAGCATAAAAATACTTCCTGATTTAATTATTGATAGTGATAACTTTAAAGCTGTAAAAGATGCAGTTATAAATAAAGGATATACTATTGCACAAGTAAAGTCAAAATATAATTTATCAAAAGAATGTGAAGAATTGCTATTAAATAAATAATTTGTATATTTGCATATCGAGTAGTGCCGATGAATAAGAACTTTTTTAAAGCCTTAGCGGATTGGTAGCACTACCCATGAAGCTAGGGTTTTTTTATTTTATGGAAATATGGAAAGATGTACCTGGTTATGAAAGCAAATACCAGGTTAGTAATTTAGGAAATGTAAAATCATTGCCAAGATTAATGGAAAAAGGTAAGAATGTTTTTGTATCAAAAGAAAGAACATTAAAACCATGTTTGTCAAAAGGATATAATAGATATGTTTTAAGTATTAATTCTATTAAAAAATCTTTTAAAGAACATCAATTAGTAGCGATGGCATTTCTTAATCATATACCAAGTGGAAATAAATTAGTAGTAGATCATATCAACGATAATAAACTAGATAATAGATTAGAGAATTTACAAGTAGTTACTAATAGATTTAATACTTGTAAAACAAGAGGTAACTATTCAAGTAACTATAAAGGTGTAAATTGGCATAAGCATACACAAAAGTGGGTTAGTAGAATTATAATAAATAATAAAAGACATTCATTAGGATACTTTAATTGTGAGTTAGCTGCTCACTTAGCATACCAAAACAAATTAAAAACAATATAATTATGGAAAACAAGATTTTTAGAATGCGTGGTAGTCAAGCTGGACTATTACTTACTAATGGCAAAGATGCATTAGGATTAGGCACAAGTTTAATTACATACTTGAAAGATTATTATGCTGAAGAAAAAAGTGGTGTAAAAGAAGAAATTAACTCAAAGTATTTAATCAAAGGTAATTTGATGGAGCAAGAATTAATCGACATCACAGCTGAAAGATTAGGGTTAGGTATCTTAGAAAAAAATGAAATTAGATTTCACGACGAACATTTTTCAGGAGTACCTGATGTCATTACCGATGAATTTATTATTGACACTAAAAATTCATGGAGCTATAAAACATTCTTAGATGCTATTACTTCGCCAATCAATAAAGATTACGAAGCACAACTACAAGTATACATGCATTTGACAGGTGTAAAGAAAGCAAAGTTAGTCTATGGATTATTAGATGTTCCTGGTGAAGCAAACTACGGCAACGATATATTCTACAGTCATATGCCAATAAACGAAAGGTTTTATGCTTTTGAGTTTGAATATGATCCTGCTATGATTGAGCAAATGCAAAACAAAGTAAATAATTGTAAAATATTTTTAAAAGATTACGATGAAAGAATCAGTACGTTACTTGGATAAAAGAGATAACACCATTGTCATGTTAGTATTACGTGGCAATGGATTCATCCGAGTAAAGCCGTTGAAAGGATTGGATATTGTTATGAGTGTAGAATGTTTTAAAACTAATTTTAAAAGAATATGAATAAGCAAATAAACAATACATTCCAAGTGCTATTGCTCATGCAAATTGCACTTGAAAAGTTAGAAGATATGGACGATGGAAATACGTTCAGAGAGAATCACAGAGAGGTAATAGATAACTTTATTAAATATTTAGAGTCGAACGTGGAAGATTTAACGTGCAATATTGATGTGCAAGAGTCCGACCAATACGCCTATATCTGTCGTAACATCCGTAAAGTAATTGATAAAATTAGAATCAAATGAGTAATTTTAAAAAAGGAGATAGAGTTTACCACTTTCAACATGGATGGGGTACAGTAAAAAAAGTAGATGGAATAATGTCAGTAATTTTTACACATGGTATAGTTACTTTTATTGAAGGTAGATTACTCTCATTCACAGAATACACCTTACAAGGATTCAGTCAAGAAAGACCTATTGAACTTCCTGAGGTCGGTGAGTTGTGCTTGGTTAGAGATGATGAGTCTATTCATTGGAGAGTTCGAGAGTTTGCTTTTGAACATAACGGAACATTTTATGTTAAAGAACCATGCGGGAGTACGGATAGTTATATTTACATGAAACGAATTAAAATATTAGACTAATGAAAATAATAATCGCGATGTGTGTTTGGTGCGTTCTAACAAGTTTTAAAGCTACTTACTATAGTGATACATTCCATGGTAAAGTTATGCGTTCAGGAGCAATCTATGATATGAATAAGTTGACATGTGCTAGTAATACACATAAGCTAGGAACTAAACTAAAAGTAACTAACCTAGATAACGGAAAGAGTGTGATAGTTAAAGTTACAGATACAGGATCATTCCGTAAAGTAACACTAGACTTATCCAAGAAAGCATTTGAACGGATAGCTGAATTAGATAAAGGAGTAATAAATATTAAAATAAAAAAGATATGACAAAGAAAGAAGAGTTAAAGCACTCATTGATGATGGAACAGCTTTTAACAAGTCAATTGTTTGAGCAAATACGAGAATTAAAGTATGAGAATGCAGTAATGCGAGACGATCTATATCAACTTAGTAAGGACTACTTCACACCGAAAGATGCAATCGTAGCAAAGGTTATTGAAGCATATAAAACAAGGTCAGAAATAGGGATTAGTAAGTACGGAACGACACTAGATGCAAACAATACGGATGACTTTCTACAACATCTTCAGGAAGAATTAATGGACGCCACACTTTATATTGAAAAATTAAAAGAAATTGCATCACAGTTAAATAAATAATACTTATATTAGTCAAAAATTAAAAACGATGAGTAAATTTAAAGGAGTGATTACACACATTGGAGATGTAATCGAATTAGGGAACTACAAAAAGCTGTATGTTCATGTAGTAGAAAACGAAGGAGAATATCCTCAATCATGTAACTTCGAAGTATTTGGAGAAGTAAAAGTAGATAACGTTCTTAAATACAATCGAGTTGGTGATGTTGTCGAAGTAGACTACAATCTGAAAGCTCAAGAGTCTAAACGAGAAGCTGGTGTATTCTTTAACACCATTCAAAGTTGGAAGATTACAAAGCATGATTAAGCAAATAGAAGTAATAGCAAAGAAACACAAGGACTGGGTGAATATCGCTCGGTCCTTTGGTGCTAAAACAGAAGCAGAGGATGTCGTTCAGGACATGTATCTTAGACTAGATAAGTATATCAAACCAGACCAACAAATATCTACATCGTTTGTATGGATTACTTTGAGAAACATTTATTTTGACTTCCTAAAGAAAGAGCCAGCCACGTTTGAACTAGATAAGACCGTTTCTGACGCTATTTCACAGACTGAAAGTATAATTGCATACGGAGAGTTAAATAAACGCGTTAGAGACGAACTTAATAATGTTGATTGGTTTGATAAAATGCTATTCGAACTATATGTAACGAGTGGTAAGTCGATGAGACAACTATCAAAAGAGACAGGGATAAGTCTTTCTTGTATATTCTACACTACGAATAGAACAAAAACACACTTAAGGAGTTTACTTAATGAAGACTATGAAGATTACTTAAACGAAGATTACGAATGGCTAAAAGAAAAGCAACAGGACTAGGAGATACAATTGAGAATGTACTCCAAGCAACAGGAATAGATAAGGTAGCAAAGTTTATATTAGGTGAAGACTGCAAATGTGATGAACGTAAAGCAAAACTTAACGAGCTTTGGTCCTATAGAAAGAAACCACTTTGCCTTAATGAAGATGAGTACTTATGGCTTAACGAAGGAGGATTAAAGAAAGCAGAGACATCCCTAGTAGATTCTATGTTAATGCAAAGAACACATAACAGAGTATTCCAAACAGGTAGATTAGAATATACTTCTTGTGCTTCTTGTTTGAGAGATCAATACCAAGACTTAAAGAAAATATATGACGCATATTAATAACGATATAATACAAGTAATATATTCAGGTAGATTCTTTTTTGTAGTTTGCCTGAATTGAATAAACAATACAAAATCATATGGCAGGACCAGGAGGTGCAAGACCAGGAGCAGGTCGCAAACCAAAAGACGAAGAGAATAGAATTAGGGATTTAATGATGCCTTATTCACTAGATGCAATACAATGCCTAGCTAATATAGTAGTAAGCGATAAATCAAAAGATACCGATAAGATTAGTGCATCAAAGATTATCATTGAATATGCTTATGGTAAACCTAAGGAGAAAGTAGAATCAGACATCACAATCAATACAACATCACTAAAAGATTTGATTAACTTTGGTAACACTGAATCCTAAATATAAAACGTTTGGAAGTGATAGCAGATATTTCATTGTTACTGGTGGTAGGGGTAGTGGTAAGTCTTACAGCATTAACTTGCTACTTCTATTACTTACATATGAAAGTGGGCATACCATTCTATTTACAAGATATACACTTACTTCTGCTCACGTTAGTATTATCCCTGAGTTTATTGATAAGATTGATATACTAGATAAGCACTCCGATTTTCATATAACAAAGGACGAGATTATAAACCTAAGAACAGGAAGTAAGATATTATTTAAAGGTATCAAAACAAGTTCAGGAACTCAGACTGCAAACCTTAAATCTTTGGCTGGTGTTACGACATGGATATTAGATGAAGCAGAAGAGCTTACTGATGAAGATACATTTGATAAGATAGATTATTCGATACGTTCTAAAGACAAACAGAATAGAGTAATACTTATTTTAAATCCAGCAACTAAGGAGCATTTCATTTATCAAAAGTTCTTTGAAGCAAAAGGTGTTGAAGCGGGTAGCAATGTAATTAAAGGAGATACAACATACATTCATACGACATACCTAGATAACTATAACAACTTATCGGAAAGTTTCTTAAATCAAATACAAACAATAAAAGAACGTAGACCGGACAAGTATAAACACACAATACTTGGAGGATGGCTAGAGAAAGCTGAAGGAGTTATATTTACCAATTGGAGAATAGGACCATTCAACAAAGATAATGGAAGTGTATTCGGTCAGGATTATGGATTCAGTAACGATCCATCTACATTAATTGAAACGTCAATAGATAGGACAAACAAAAAGATATACATTAAAGAGCATATACATAAGCAAGGTTTAACTACGTCAGAACTTGCGCAATTAAACCAACAATTTGCGGGTAGAGATTTAATAGTAGGTGACAACTCAGAGCCTAGATTGATAGCAGAACTTAAAGCAAGAGGGTTAAATATAGTAGCAACAATAAAAGGTGCAGATTCAGTTAAATATGGCATAAGTTTAATTCAAGATTATGACTTGATTATTGAAGAAAATTCTGTAAATTTGATAAAGGAATTAAACAACTACTGCTGGCTTGAAAAAAAGAGTGAGACACCGATTGATAAATACAACCACTGCTTAGATGCAATGAGATACGCGATTAGTTATCAATTAGCTAATCCAAACAAAGGGAAGTATTCAATTTACTAAATACAAAATAAGATGAGTGAAGTTAAAGAAGTAACGTTTCAAGTACCGAACAAGAAACAAATTATTAAGGATGTAACCTTAGACTTAATCGAGAAGTTTAAAGCTGAGCACGGAGATGGCTGGAAGTTAGAGATGTATGAAGCTATCGACAACGAGATTATGAAGTTTCAAGGAAGTTTAGAGTATTGGAAAGCTATTAGAAAGTTGATTAAATGAAGTTAGAACTAGTAATACCAACATCGTTAAGCGAGATACCTTTGATGCACTACCAAAAATACATGGTAGTTGCATCGAATAAGGATAACTCAGAGCTGTTTATATCACAGAAAATGATTGAGATATTTTGTGGTATAGAATTAAAGAACGTAGTTAACATTAAGCTGTCAGATGTGATTGATTTGGTTACTCACTTCAAGAAATTGTTTAGTGAAAAGTTAGAACTTAAAAGAACATTTGAGATACAAGGTGTAAAGTTTGGATTCATTAATGAGTTAGAGGATATCTCTTTTGGTGAGTATATAGATTTAGAGTCTAACATAATCGATGTACAATCTTTCCACAAAGCAATGGCTGTAATGTACCGACCTATTACGAGTCAGAAAGGGGATAAGTATACCATAGATAAATATAGCGGTACAGCGAACTATGCTGACTTGATGAAGTACGCACCTTTAGATGTTGTATTGCCAGCGTCGGTTTTTTTTTGGAATTTAGGAAGCGAGCTATTGACAGCTACCCTGTCCTATTTGGAGAATCAGATGACGAAGAAGAACAAAACGATTTTAGCGAAGCAACTCAATTTGGACAACGATGGGGATGGTATCAGTCAATATATCAACTCGCTAAAGGAGACATTACGAAGTTTGACAGAGTTACAGAAAGTGGACTATTTGAGTGCTTAACAATGTTGACGTTTGAAAAGCAGAAAATGGAAATAGAAAATAGACAATTAAAAAGAGCACATGAAAGGATACTATGATTTTACAAAAGCATTTCACGATTTCTTAATAAGTGATCCGTTAGTAAACCAGGTTACAAAAGGAAGCCTGGATAAGATTACAAACGCTAAAAAAGATATGTATCCGTTAGCTCACGTCATGATTGATAATGGTGCATTTGAAGAGAATACAATAAGGTTTTCTGTATCGTTAGTTGTGATGGATATTGTTGATTATACGAAAGAAGATTTAACACATTTATACTTCGGGAATAATAACGAAGATGACATTCACAATCAAACGTTAATGATTTGTCAACGTGCATTTGAAAGTATGCGAAGAGGTCAGTTAGGCGACAATTACTCTATTGAGTCAGAGACTGCATCTTTTGAATTCTTTGTTGATAGATTTACAGATGATGTTGCTGGTTGCACTATGACTTTCGATGTAATAATGTCAAACGAGATGACTATATGTTAAATGTACAGGAGGAGTTAGACAAGTTTAAGGATTATGTAATTAAGCAATCTAAATCTAATCTAACTAGACTAAAGAAAAACGATAGGAAGGGATTGTATAATACGATTAAAGGTGAAGCAAAGGCAATGCCTAACTCTTTCTACCTATCATTTGATTTAGGGGAATATGGTGCGTATGTCGATAAAGGTGTAAAGGGTGCGGACCCGTCTCAGGTTTCACCAAACGCAAAAGTAAAAGGACAGCAAGCGCCTAATAGTCCATACAGTTTCAAGACTAAGAAGCCACCATCTGACTTAATAGCAAAGTGGGCTCAAAGAAAGAACTTAAGATTAAGGGATAAGAAGGGACAATATGTTAAAGGCAGTTACAAAGCAATAGGATTTATCACGGCTAAAAACATTTGGGCGCGAGGCATTAAACCTTCATTATTCTTTACAAAACCATTTGAGAAGGCATACAAGCAACTTCCTGATGAGTTAGTCGAAAAATACGGATTGGACGCTTTGGAGTTATTTAAACATACAATCAAACAACCTAAAAAATAATGGCTAATATATTTGCGAGAAGTCCTTACATTATATCCGTAAACGAAACGGGACAAGAAGGTAGTAAGATAGAGATATTTCTATGGAATGGTACAGGTTCAGCACCTACTACACCACAATACACACTATCTAAATTAATACCCGCGTCTAATAATACGTTAACAACCTACGATATATCCCCATATATTAGAGAGTATTTGTCATTTGCTACGAGACAAGACCCAACAGCAATCACAACGTTAAGTACAAGCCAATGGTGTAATGTTCGAATCAAGAGATATAAATTAGACGTTACTACATATACGCTATTAAATACTACAGATTACTACGCCTTTGATGGATATACTTATTACGAAAGTGGAAGCAATGTAGATTTAGGGAATTATTTACTAGAAAATAAAACATATTATTATAACGAGGGAACTTATTCAGGTCAGATAAATTTATTCTTATCTTATTACAATGTTTATGATGGTGGTGATTATGTTCTTTATACTAAACCTGACTTGAGCGGTTCAACTACTTTGTCTGCTTCTAGTCAAGGATGGAGATGTATTCCTAGGGTTCATCCATCGTATACAGCAACAGGAAATATAGTAAAAGTATATACAGCTTATGGCGTATTGAAAGCTACATATACATTTCTTCCAATTTGCGAGTCGAAATATACTCCTGTAGTGATTGACTTCATTAATCAGTATGGAGCTTGGCAAAGAGAGTTCTTTTTTAAAGCGTCTAAGAGTACGCTAGCAATAGAATCAAATGATTATAACGTAATGCAGAGTTCGATAACTAGCTACGATATCAAACAAGGTCAAAAGAAATCATTTAACACCAATGCTAGGGAGACAATTTCTGTAAATAGCGGTTATGTAAATGAAGATTTTAGCTCAAACATTAAACAGCTTATAATGAGTGAACGTATATTGGTTGATAATAAGCCTGCGATATGCAAAACAAAGTCATTAGAGTTAATGAAAAACATAAATAATCACATGATTAACTATAGTTTAGAATTCGAATTAGCTTATAACACTATAAATGCAGTAATATAATGAAGAGAATTGTAGACATATACGTTGAAAGTATCAGTGGGAGTGGTGACTATTTAAAATTAGAATTGTTTAACGATGAGAAAATTGAGCTTACAAGTACGATTCAGAATATACAAGATATATCTAAGGTATACACCGACTTTACACAATCGTTTACCATACCAGCGAGTACAATTAATAATTCCATACTTCATCACTTTTATCAGTCGGATGTAAATATTACTAATAACGAATGGAATTTTAATTTTAGAATTAGAGCAAGAATTGAAATTGATTTAGTCCCATTTAGAACGGGTACTATAATGATGGAGAAAGCTAATATAAAGGATGGACGTACGGATAGTTATACGATTACTTTCTATGGTGACTTAGTAAGTCTTAAGGATAAGTTTGGAGATGCTAAGTTAAGCGATTTAGATTTTACTTCATATGATATTGAATACACTGGCACAAATGTAATTAATAGAGTTAAGTCAAGTACATTAGAGAATGTGATGTTTCCGTTGATTAGTTCTAAAAGATTATGGAGCTATGGAGATGGGGCTAGTACAGATGTTAAAACGGTTAAAGGTTCGATTAAGAATGACGAATTATTTCCGGCCTTAAAAGTTGCAAGGATATTAGATGCAATTGAAGCAAAGTTTGACGTTGAATTTAATTCGCAGTTCTTTGTAAGTACAAATGATAAGTGGGAAAAGTTGTATTTATGGCTCAAGAATGAAGAGCAGTACACAGGAAAAACAAGTTCTACACCAGTGAATATTGTCGCGCCAAGCGGACAAACTATTGTCCCTGGATTCACTATGTATCCGTATTCTGTATCCCCAGTTCATTACACTGGATTTTCAGGGTTTTATTTTGATGGTTCCTTCTTTACTTGTAAATCAGTAGGAAACGTGACGAATCCTTTTGGTTCGGGACTTGTGTCAATAGACGCTCCAACGTTACAAATATCCGTACAAAGTGTTTCAGACGCTACAATTGAATATTACATAGACTTATATAAAGATGGTAAAGTTGTTAAAACAAAGACGAGTAAAGGTAAATTTTCCCCCTTAGATTTCTATACTTTCGCGCCTTCAGATAATGGAAGTGTATTTTTCTTTAGAATAAGAACTAAGGCGCCAATGACGTTAAACTTAGATGCTACTCTAAACTATAAATATTATAATAATTATAATCAACCAATATTTATTCCTTCAACTACCACTACTACAAAAACGGATTTAAGTTCCAAAATGCCATCGATGACGGTTGCTGAATTCTTTAGCGGGTTGCTTAAGATGTTCAACGCTACTTGTTATGCTACGAGTGTAGATGTGTTTACAATTGAGCCTTTGGATATGTGGTATAATGGTGGTAACATTTACGATATTACAAACTATACAGATATAGATTCTATTGACGTTGAAAGAACAAATGTATTCAAAAAATTGTCTTTCAAATATCAAAAGTCAGAATCGTTTTTAAATAGGGAATATTACGACAATGGAATAATGGAAAGAGAGTATGCAGACACTAATTTGACGTTATCAAACGAGGGTACGGATTATAGTGTTGAATTACCTTTTGAAAACTTATTGATGAACAATCTAAACGTTGACAACTTTCAGGTTGGGTATTGCTTAACAAAAGGTCCTGACTTTAAATCTTACATTCCTAAGCCAGTATTCTTATATTTTAACGAAAGAATTAACGATACTTTATACATGAATAATGGCACTACATCGACGTTATGTAGCGACTTTAATATATTCAGTAATGTATTAGAGTCAAATGGTGGCTTATATTCTCTTACATTTCATCCTGAATCAGACGTTAAAATCCCTAATGATACGTTAACTAATAATTTATACTCATTATACTATAGTAGCTACCTAGAAAACTTATTCAATCCTAAATGTAGACTTATAAGAATAAAGGCACACTTCCCTTTGTCATTAATCACGAAATTACGATTGAATGATAGGTTAATAGTGCGAGATAAAAGATATATTATCAACGAACTTAAGTCTGACATTACAAGTGGGGAAGTCAGTCTAACTTTAATCAATGATTTTAGACCAATGCTTAACGATGCTATTACTCCTACAATAGTTATACCAAGTGGCGGTGGTACTGTTACAATTCCTTATAAGGTTCCAAACGGGGTGATTAGCACAACGTTTTCATCTGGGGTTGCAGGTACTACAATATCACCAGGAAGCACAACTACAGATGCATCTATTGAAGTCACAGCGCCTGTAAACCCGTACACACCTACACCGATTTGGACCGAAAGCACAACGGATGTTATAATAACAGATGATGGATGGGGGATAGTAAACGAAGAAGGGTTTGGAGTTGTAATACCTGTTGATGCGACTAACTTAAATAATGATGGTACGACTTTTACAAATACAATTAATTTATTACAAGAATGATAGAGCAAATAATAGCACTTTTAAAGATAGATAATTTCTACGGAGTAAGTGAAAATATAGACATTGCAAAGGGAAAATATCTATTATCGGATAGTTTTCGCGTAAACTACAAACAAGGCAAAAGAGAGTTATTATTGAAAGCAAAGTACAATGGCAGAAAAGAAAGTAATTGAACTCGAAGTAAAGACAAACACTGAAGATATAAAGGGTAAATTTGCATCTTTAAAAAGCGAAATATCTAAAACTTCGGAAGAGGTAGAACAACTTACAAAAGCCTATGGTGAAAATAGTGACGAGGTAAAGCAAGCGTCTAAACAATTAGAGTCTCTTGAGAATGCGTATAGAGATTTAAATAAAGTAGCTACAGATGTCGGTGCTACATTCGAGGAGGTATATGGTGATTTACAACCACTTACAACGAGAATGGGTGAAGCAGAAGATAGACTCTATGAATTAACTTTAGCTGGTAAAACAAACTCAAAAGAATATAAGGATTTATTAGGTGTTGTAGGTCAGTACAAACGTACCATGATGGAGACTGATATGGTGGTAGATGCTGCTGCTACAACAATGACAAGTAAATTAGGAGGTGCATTAGGGGGTGCTGCATCTGCATTTTCAGCAGTTGAAGGAGGAATGGCTTTAGTTGGAGTTGAGAGTGAGGACTTGCAAGCTACGATGGTAAAGTTACAAGCCGCAATGGCACTCTCAGAAGGCATAAATGGCATAAAGGAATCTAGTGCTGCATTCAAACAATTAGGTGCTATAATAGGTCAAACTGCAATAGGTCAAAAATTACTTACAGCAGCGCAAATAGTAGGTGCTGCAACTATGCGTGTTCTAAATGCTGTAATGGCTGCAAACCCAATACTCCTTGTAGTTGGTGCCGTAGGTGCTTTAGTTGCTGCTTTAGAAATATTAAAAAGAGGGCAAGATGATGCTGCTAATAAACAAAGGGAATTAAATAGACAATTAGAATACACAAAAAGATTAGAGAAAGAAAGTATAGACGCTACATCTGAGCACGTTAACGAATTAAAGAAACAGCACGAAAACAAGCTAAGATTAAAACAAGCTGAGGGAGCTAAGGATAGTGAGTTAGCAAAAATTGAAATTGACAATAAAAAAGAGATATTAAGATATTACAACTTAGTTTATCAAGGTGGAGCTAAATTAAATAAGGATCAATTAGCAGATGCAAAACAATTAAGAGAAGATATAAAAATATTACAAGCTCAACAACTAACTGATTTAAAGGAAGCAAACGCAGAAAAGAAAACAGAAATTAAAAAAGCAAATAAAGACCTATACGAACAAGACAGAATAGATTTAATAAATCAAGAGCAAGATGACATAGCAAGAGGTATTTTAGCTGATAATGCTGAGGCTGAAGCGGATAGATTAGCAAAAGGAAATAAATTAAAATCAGAGGAGGAGTACTTTGGTTTATTAGTTGAGCTAGACGATCAAGCGAGAGAAGAAAAGAAAGCAAAAGACGCAGAAGATTTAGCAAATTCAAAATTAATTTCAGCTGCAAAGTTTGACATAGCAAGAAATACCTTTTCAGTAATTGGTGATTTAGCAAAGTCATTTGCTGGCAAGTCAGAGAGAGAACAAAAGAGAGCGTTTAATATTCAGAAAGCGGCTAATATTGCTGGTGCTGTAATGGATACTTATAAGGCTGCAAATGGTGCTTATGCCTCAATGTCAGGAATCCCCTATGTTGGTCCGTTTTTAGGTGCTGCGGCTGCGGCTGTTGCTATTGGTGCAGGTATAGCAAACGTTAACAATATTCGTAATCAAGAATTTGGTGGGGGGGGAAGTGCTAGTTCAGCTCCATCTAGCACAGGCAGTCTTGGTGGTGGTGGTGGATCTAATAACCAAGCAATAACACCGAACTTTAATATTATAGGCAACCAAAACCAAACGCAATTAGCACAATTAAATCAAGCACCCGTTAAAGCGTATGTTGTAGGTTCGGACGTTACGACACAGCAAATGTTAGATAAGAAAAAAATACAAAACGCTACAATTTAAGTTATAATAATATGGAAAAGTTACAGAACATAGAGCTTACAATTAAGGACGAGAAAGAGCAAGGTGTATTTGCAATTAGTTTTGTTGATAGACCGGCGATTGAAGAAGATTTTATTTTACTTTCTGAAATGGAAGTGCAAATGAAAGTTATCGACGAGAATAAACGTGAGGTAATTGGTCTTGCATTGGTACCTGAAAAAAAGATTCTTAGACGTATTAAAGATAAAGAATTCACGGTCTCATTTAGTGCTGAGACAATTGCTAAAACGCAGGAACTTTACATGAAGAAATTGTACGGAAATAATGTTACTGTGGACCATGCAGAAAATGTTGATGGTGTAGCATTAATTGAGTCATGGATAGTTGAAGATGTTAAGAACGATAAATCAAATATCTACAAACTTAATGCGCCTATTGGATCGTGGGTTGTAAAGATGAAAGTTTATAACGAAGAAGTTTACCAAGGCATTAAAGATGGTAAGTTTAACGGATTTAGTATTGAGGGTAAATACGATGGATTAGAGCAATTAGAAATGCAAGAAGACGTACTAAATGAGATTAAAGATTTACTAGAAAAACTATGAGTTTATATCCACACTATGTAAGATATAATGATTCGACACATATTGAGTCTACAAACTATTTGTATTTTGATGATGGTTCGGACGAGTTACGCAGAATATTAAGAAGTAAATTTAATTCATTCTTAAATTATTACGACCATTTAGGGACTAGCGTAACAACTATTACGACAACTAATTTTTATAAATTAACTACTACTACTACGTTAGGACTTTATAACGATAATTTCCAACATACAAATAATAGAATAACAAACTTAAATACTAATAGAAATTGCAAATTAGAAGCATCTGTTTCTGTTACTAGTGGAAATAATAATATACTAAACTTTGCTTTCTATAAAAACGGGGTGATAGTAGATTCTAGTGAAATGGACGTTACTTGTTCATCAAGTGGTAAAGCATCAACAACTCACATACAAACAATAGTAAATTTAGATGTAAATGACTATGTTGAAGTATGGGTAAAAAATCAAAGTTCAAACAATGTTACTTTGGTTCATTTAAATGTAATCATAACTGAAATATAATGGCAAAGAAAGCGACAATGGCAAAAGCGTCACCAAAAGGTGGCAAGAAAGGGTGTCTATGTAAAGACGGAAAATACTCTAGTGAATGTTGTGATGGCACATTACCAGCACAAGGAATTGGAAGCGAGTTAGGACAATCCGTAGCGACTATTAATCACGTTGTAACTGAACGAGTTATCTCTGAAGCAAGAGGGTAATTTAAAACAAACTATTTAATAATAAGTTAATAAAGTATGGAAAAAGAAACACTTTTAAAAAAGGTTAAAAACTTCCTTATAGAGCTTACAGGTTTAGAGACTGAAGTTCTAGAAACGAAGTTAGAAGACCAAGTATTAGCAGATGGTCAAACAACTATCCAAGCTGATATGTTTGAGCCAGGACAAAACGTATTTATCGTAGTTCCTGATGCCGAGCCTGTGCCACTTCCTGTTGGTGAATATGAACTAACGGATGGTAAAATCTTAGTAGTAAAAGTTGAGGGAGTTATTGACTCTATCGTTGATGCTTTACCTACTGAAGAAAACCCTGCAGAAGCAGAAACAGAAGTACCTGTTGAAGCTGAAAAAACACCTGAACAAGCGAAAGTTAAAAAAATCGTACGTTCACAAGTTGAAGAACAACATTTTTCCGCATTGGAAGAAAAAATTGCAGAGTTAGAAGCTAAAATTGTAGAACTTTCTAAGGTTACAGAAGAGGTGGTTGTAGAGCTTGCTGAAGAGCCTAAACCAATTCAGTTTAATCCTGAGAATTCTCAAACAATTCAGCACATCGACTTAACACCAGGTAAAGCGAGAAGTATTCGCGACAACATTTTAGAAACAATTTATAAATAAAATAAACTATGGCAACTACAACATCATTAACGACTACATATAGTGGTCAACATTCAGGAATGTGGGTAAAAGCTGCTTTATTAAGCGGTAACACATTAGCAAACGGGGGTATGACTATCATGCCTAACATCGCTTACAAAGCGGTTATCAACAAATTGAGTACGGACGGGCTTCTTGCAAATGCGAGCTGTGACTTCACCGCTACTTCTACGGTAACAATTACAGAACGTACATTAACTTTAGAGAATTTCCAAGTTAATTTATCTTTATGTAAAAAAGATTACATCACTTCTTGGCAATCAGAAGAAATGGGGTATTCTGCAAACAAAGTATTAGCTAAATCTTTCGCTGATTACTTACTTGCATTCGTAGTAGAGAAAGTTGCTTCTGCTATCGAGACATCTATTTGGAATGGTGTTAATGCGACTGACGGACAAGTTGCCGGTATCATGACATTATTAACTGCTGACGCTTCATTGCCAACTGCAAATGAGGTTGCTGGAACAACTGTAACTGCTGCTAACGTTATTGCTGAATTAGGAAAAATCGTTGACGCAATTCCAGCTGCATTGTATGGTAAAGATGACTTGAAACTTTATGTATCTCAAAACATCGCTAAATTATATGTTCGTGCATTAGGTGGATTTGGAGCTTCAGGATTAGGTGCTAATGGTTCTGATAACAAAGGGACACAATGGTATAACAATGGTCAATTGACTTTTGATGGTATTCCATTATTCGTAGCAAACGGATTGACTGCTAACCAAGCAATCGCTGCTCAAACTTCTAACTTGTTTTTCGGTTGCGGTTTGCTTAACGATGCAAATGAAATACGATTAATTGATACCTCCGAAACATTAGGAGATGACAATGTAAGAATCGTAATGAGAGCTGGTTACGCAGTTAACTACCACTCAGTATCAGATATCGTGACTTACGGAATCACCAATTCCGCTAATTAGTAACTAGCTGAATATTAATACTAGGGGAGGGGAAAAAACTCCTCCCTTTTTTTATAAACATTAAAACTATAAACTCATGGCATGTGATATTGCAAAAGGTAGATTAGAAGAGTGCAAAGACCAAGTTGGAGGTCTTAAAGCAGTTTACTTCATTAACTACCAAATAGCTCGAGCGGACATAACGTATGACGCTACAAATACAGATATGATTACAGCAATTACGAATGTAGATGTCTTGTATAAATATGAATTAAAAGGTGTGGATAATACATTCGACCAGGATGTTGTATCTGACAGAAATGCTGGTACAACTTATTTTTCTCAAAAATTAAACATTAGATTAAAGCACCAAGATATTGCTACTCACAAGCAAATCAAGCTGTTAAGTTATGGTCGTCCACATATCGTGGTACAGACTAATAATGATCAGTTCTTCATTATGGGTTTAGAGCAAGGTGCTGATGTTGTAGGGGGTACAATTTCAACAGGTGGTGAAATGAAATCTGCTTCAGGATATTCTTTGAATTTCGTAGCAGACGAGAAAGTTCCTGCTAACTTCTTGAATGCGTCAACATCAACAGCGATGTTAGCGTTATTTACAAGTGCTACAATGGTTACTTCATAGCCTAAAATAGTTCACTAGGCTAAGAGGGGGTGTCGATTAAGTTCGGCATCCCTTTTTGTGTTTAAAACAAAATGTAATTCTTTAAGTTATATATACATGATAGTATTAGAACCTATAGCAACGTCTCAATTAATCACAGTAACTCAAAGGTTAACTGACCTTGGAACAATACCTAGAGCGAATAAATTACAAATTACAGACGAAGAAACAAACGTATCTAGGGTAATAACATTAACGGCTACAGCTCCATACGATTACTTTGATAATATTACCTTAACAATTAATCCAGCATTAAAGGAAGGACATACTTATAAGGCTGTATTATACTATAATACTATAGATAAATACACATGGAAGGGTAAAATCTTCTGCACTGCTCAAATTACTACTTCATTAGGTTTTGAAGATGTAAGAGACTACAGCGTAAATGATGGAAGATATACAGAAAATACAACAACAAACCAATTTATATTAAATGACTAGTAACCACGTTATAGAATTATCTGCATATACTTCACCAATAGTTACGGAAGACAAGCGTAATGAATGGGTAAATTATGGGGAAGACAATAATTATTTTCAATTCTTGATAGATAGATACTCTAATAGTGCTACTCATTCAGCAGTAGTTAATAATATTAGTAGATTAATATACGGAAAAGGTTTGAGTGCATTAGATGCGTCTAAAAAGCCAAATGATTACGCTCAGATGTTGACTCTATTTACAGCAAATGATTTACGTAGAGTTATCCAAGACTTATATTTATTAGGTCAAGGTGCATTTCAAGTGCATTACGATAAAGGTCATAAGAATGTTGTAAAGGTATATCATATCCCTGTGCAATTATTACGACCAGAGAAATGCGATAAAGACGGAAATATTGTAGGATATTATTATTCAGATAACTGGGAAGATCCTAAGAAATTTGTACCTAAAAGATTTGACGCATTCGGTGAGGGTAAAAGTGAGATAGAGATACTAATGATACAGCCTTATTCTGTAGGAGCTAAATATTTTAGTAGAGTTGATTACCAAGGTGCGTTAGAATATACGGTCCTAGAAGAAAAAATTAGTGAGTACCTTATTAATGAGGTAACAAATGGGTTCAGCCCCACGACTATAGTAAATTTTAATAATGGTACACCGACTGATGAGCAGAAAGATGAGATTGCAAGAGCTACGATAAGTAAATTAACAGGATCAACAGGGAAGAAAGTAGTTGTATCATTCAATGAAGATGAAGCTAAGAAAACTACAATCGATAGCGTACCTTTAAATGATGCGCCTGAACATTACCAATACTTGTCAGATGAGTGCAGAAGCAAGATATTAACAGGTCATTGCGTAACTTCACCACTTATTTTTGGTATTGCTACAACTACAGGATTCAGTGCAAATGCAGATGAGTTAAAGAATAGTGTTATTTTATTCGATAACATGGTGATAAGACCAAAACAAGAAATATTATTAGAAGCGTTAGATAGTATATTAGCATTTAATGGTATATCATTAAAGTTATTCTTTAAGACTTTACAACCTTTAGAATTTGTAGACTTATCAAACGCACAATCTACGGACCAAGTTAAAGAAGAAACAGGTGTTGAAATGAGTGCTGAAGACCATATTGAATGGATTGATGGACATGAATATGTGTTAATTGATAGTAGAGAAGTTGATTATGACCTAGAAGATGAGTTGGACGCTGAATTAGAAGCATTAAATTCACCAAAAAAAACGTTATTATCTAAGATTGTTAACCTGGTTTCTACAGGAACGGCAAGAGCTAATATAAAGTCAGAGCAAGACGGTGCTCTTTTCAAACATAGATATAGATATGTAGGTGGGGTTTCTGAAAATACTAGGGATTTCTGTAAAAAAATGGTGCAAGCAAACAAAATATATCGTAAAGAAGATATTATTAACATGGGTTCACAAGCAGTAAATGAAGGTTGGGGACCAGAGGGTGCAGATACATACTCAATTTGGTTATATAAAGGGGGTGGAGATTGCCACCATAAATGGATGAGAGAAACATATTTGAAGAAGTCAGACGCTAACTCTCCACTTGCAAGAAGATACACACCCGGTGAAGTTAGAAAAGCTGGTGAAATTGTACCACTTACTGATAAAGATAAAAGTGGAAAACAAGTAAATGACAAACGCGTATATCAAAGACCAACGGACATGCCTTATAACGGGTTTTTACCAACAAATAAACGATTCAACTAATGGCAGAAGCATTATTAATAGGGAAAGCAGATTTGCAAGCGTACACAGCATTAAATGGCAATGTTGATACGGATAAGGTAATACCATTTATAAAGATAGCTCAAGACATTTGGCTTTTGCAATATGTAGGTACTGACTTAATGACTAAAATTAAGAATGATATTGCATCAAGTACATTAACAGGTAACTATGCAACGCTTGTAAATACGTATTTAAAGCCTATGTTAATCCACTTTACAATGGTAGAATATTTACCATTTGCAGCTTATTCGATTTCTAATAAAGGACTTTATAAACATAGTTCTGAAAATGCTGAAATAGTAAGTAAGGAAGAAGTTGATTATTTAATAGAGAAAGAAAAACGTATTGCTGAGAATTACGCACAAAGATTTTTAGATTACATGTGTGTAAACTCTTCACTATTTACGGAATATACAAGCAATGGAAGTGGAGATGTATTTCCTCAAAATGGTAATTACTTATCAAATTGGTATATATGATTAGAGAGGTATACAAGCCTAAACAAAACAATGTTATTAAATTAGAGTTATATCTAAAGAAGATAGAGAAAGATGGCAAACAAAAAGATAAGCGAATTAACACCGAAGGTAGCACAACTAGAAGATAGTGACCTGATAATGATTTCCGATTACAACGGAGCTACGTACGACACTAAATCTGTTACAGGCGCGGAGATAAGACCATATAAAACAATAATATTTGCGATTAGTCAAAGCGGAACTGCTGCACCTACAAAAGATTGGAGTTATGAAACAGAAGTTACGCAAACTTTTACATTTGCAAGAACTGCAGCTGGCACATATACAATAACGGCTTCAAGTGCTTTATTCACATTAGATAAAACATTTGTAACATTAGGAAGTGGAGGTAATCCATACGCATTATATGGAGCTACTAGATTAAGTACAACAGTTATAGAGTTCTATAGTTTGAACGTATCTACAAATGTGGGTATTGATAACGCACTAGGAGAAACAATATTAGAAATCAAAATAATAAAATAGATATGAGTTTACCAAATTTAGATAGATTAGTTGCTACGAAAGGAACTAAATTAGTGAATAACACGACAGAAGTAACTGCTGTAATTGCTGGTATTTTTGTGTTAGAAGACACAGTGTTTACTTCCATTAAAGTTAGTGGATCAGATGCTAAGTCAACGTATATTACTACTCCAGCAACAGCAGTTAAAGCTGGTGCGTTGATTACAGGAGCTGGTGTGTTATTCAGTGGTGTAAAATTGACAAGCGGTTCGGTTAACTTAATCTTAGGTTAGAATGCTATACGGATACGGAGTTCTAAATAATCACGTTCCAACATTGCGAGCTACAGTTATGCGTGGTGGCAGTATAGCTCCTTCTTCATTACTTACTGGGCTTTACGCTGTGTATAAAGGTGAATCTAATGCAAATGATTCATTAGGTCCTTATACTGGGACGCCATATGGTGGGCTTACTTATGTCACTGGTAAAAGCGGAAATGCTTTTCAATTTAATGGACTTAACTCTTACATTCAAGTACCTTATAATATCTTTGCATCTACTGTAAATTTTTCAATTTCTTTTTGGGTTAATTTCAGTTCATTAACTGGGAATCAATTTTTGTTCAGTAATATAAAAGTTTCAGGTGGTATTTATAAAGGATTTGGAATAGTAAAAAATACGGCAAATAAAATAAATTTACAAATATATGGTGCTTCAAGTACAGATATATATTCAATTACAACTTTAAACGCATCTACTTGGTATAATATTGTAATTACTAGAAACAATTTAGGGAGTAATATATATATAAATGGCGCTTTAGATAATTCAGATAGTTCATCAGTTAATCCAACTTATTACACGCCACAATATTCTCAAATTGGAGCATATGATAATACATCAAGTTCACTAAGTTATGTTACTAATGGAGCAATTGATGAATTAGATATTTGGGGAAAACAATTAACATCGACAGAAGTAACTGAATTATATAATAGTGGAGCTGGTAAGTTCTACCCAACATTTTAAACTATGACTAAAGTAAGAGAATTAACAGTAGAACAAAAAAATATCCTTGTAGGTAAAGTATGGGGGTTTCAAGGACAATATTTTAATCCACAATTAGATGCAGATGGTAAATGGTTTATATCAAATGAAGAAGTGAATGGATGTACATTAATCCAAGCGGAATCGATACCTTGTGATGCTTGGTTGTTAACTTTGCCCGAAATTGATTATAATCCTGTAGTAAGTGAAATGCCATTATAATGCAAGAACTACAATCGATACTAAATTCTAAATTATCAAGCGGAATGATTTTCGTATTGGTTGTATTGGTTGTAATTCTTTATTACTTTCATAAACCTATAACTTTCTGGTTAACATCGTTAATTAAGCGTAAAGAGAAAGTGCAAGATATTAAGTCTTTGAAGAGTCATGATATCTTTTCAACTTTGCAACGTGTAAAACAAGAAGCAATGTTTCTTAAATTTTTCTCTCACGGAAAATATGACGAAACTAAATCTAGAATGTCTGCGGATTTCGTGAGGTTTAAGTGCGATGTTTGTAGTGATAAGTTTGAGAGTTTTTTAGATAATGATTTTAGTAAGTTATCTAGTGATGAATTAAAGCAGTTGATACTTTCTTCACTTTGGAATATACACGCGAAATATGTAAATGAAATAAAAAACCATTGGATTGATAGAGGTATTGAGAAAAAAGACGTGGATTATGTAATAGAATTATTTGAGTCATTTAGACATGGAGTTGTGATGGGTTTTCAGCATAGAGTTGAAGCTATATTTTCATGTGAACATTACGATAGTCATTTTAAAAAAATACTTGCTTGTTACAACATCTTTGCATTTGGAATTGATTTACTTCCTAAAGATTTACAAGATACATTTGAATCTATTAACGGCAAATTTGCGAATATAGCATATAATTAGTATATTTACATTGGAGTTAAGATTTAGCGGTCTTATGCAAAAGGTTCACGTTCCTGCTCCATTCTTTTTTTAACAACGTGAATAAAAACGTAAAATTATGCAAGAAGAAATTTGGAAGGATATACCTAACTATGAAGGGTTATATCAAGTTAGCAACTTAGGTAATGTAAAAAGCTTATCAAGAGAAATTTTAAAACGTGGTAAATATCCATTTATTTGCAAAGAAAGGATGTTAAAAAATAGGGTAAACACACGTGGCTATAATCAATTTATTCTTTCTAGTAATAGAAACCGAAAAACTTTTACTACTCATCAATTAGTAGCAATGGCTTTTCTTAATCACAAACCTGATGGCACACATAAATTAGTGGTGGATCATATTAATGCAAATAAATTAGATAATCGTGTTGAAAATCTACAAGTAATAAGTCAAAGAGAAAATTCTTCTAAGGATAAAAAGAACAAGGCTTCAAGATACACTGGTGTAAGTTGGAGTAGTGGAAATAATAAATGGATGTCAGCAATTAGAATAAACGGGAAACAAAACCATTTAGGGTACTTCAAATGTGAAACATCTGCACATTTAGCATATCAAAATAAACTAAAACAAATAATATGAGTACAATTAAAGAAAGATGGAATGCGAAAACTCCCATTTTTTGGAAGAAATTTCAAAGAGTAGGAATTACAATCGGTAGTTTAGGTGCAATTTTAATAGCTCCTCCAATTGGATTGTCTGTTGTAGGTGGTTATTTAATAACTGCTGGTAGTGTAATAGGTGTGATTTCACAATTAACAACAGAGAAGTAATGGATCAGTTAACAATTGATAGGATAGCAACTGCACATCCTAAAATCAGAGAAGAGTTAAAGAATTATTATATCGAATGTAATAATAAGTTGCCAAAAGGTGTTAGATTGCGTTTTGCGTACGTTTATCGAAGTGTAGAAGAACAAAACGTACTATATAACCAAAGGCCTAAAGTTACGAACGCTAAAGGCGGTCAATCGATACATAATTATGGGCTTGCTTTTGATATAGCTATACTACTAGATAAGGATAATAACGGAACTTTTGAGAGTATAGATTGGAATATTAGCTCTCCTTACTTTAAGTTAGTAGTAGAATACTTTAAAAGCAAAGGTTACGAACATGGAGGAGATTGGAAGTCATTTAAAGACTACCCACACTTTCAAAAGGCATTAGGTCACACATGGCAAACATTGAAAAACAAGCCTACATTTAAAGATACAAACGGAATATCTTATCCTATTTTGTAACTATATATCACTCTATTTTAAACGCAATCTTAATCGGTTGCGTTTTTTTTTAACTTTATTTTATAAAATGTTATGATATTATAATAAATGTATTATATTTGTAAGGTATTAACAATTTAAAAAATAGAAATTATGAGAAGAGCACACGAAATAGCAGCAAAACATTTAAGAAATGCAAAATTTGAAGCGAGATTATTTAAAAACTACGATATGCCACACCAACCATTTGAGGTTAGAGTAAAAGGAATTACAAAAGATGTTGCTATGAAGTTACAATCTATTATGTGTCAAGTTGTTAAATGTGACAGTATTAATATAATTGAATGTTAATTATGGATAATTTATCAAAAGTTTTAGATTTCGTAAAATCAGAACAAAAAAGAGCGAAAAAAGGATTTAAAATGTGGGGTTGGATAGGTGCTAGTTCAAAGAGTTTTTATAGAGGTGCAATTACTTTTTTAGAAAATATTGAGGACTTTATCGAAATAGAAAAAATTACAAAAAGAGAAATAAACACAAAAATAAATTTTGGAACTATAAAAGATTTAAATAAATATAAATATACTATTGAAAATTTTAATGTAGATTTAAGATTATGCAAAATAGATATAACAACACGATCAATAAATCAAGAAAAAAATAGTTTTACAATTGATTTATTAGAAGCAAAAGAACAAGGGATAATAGATATAACATTTTTAAATAAATTATTAAAATAACAAAATTATGATTGAATTAGTATTAGGTGGTGCAATTTACTGGGTAATAAATACTATCGAAAAGGACAGAAAGCAAATGCAACGTGTTAAAAAAATGAAAGAAAAGTATTTCACAGATGATAGACCAAAATATTATACAAGTCTTTAATATGAAATTAGCAAGAATTATATTGGCAATTATAGTAATAACAATTACAATACTATTATATTATGACAAGTGAATTAGCAAGAAAGTTAAGTACAGAGACTCTTACAAATAGACTACATAAACAGCCGTTTAACGTAACTATATTAAAAGAGTTAAACAAACGTGCGACGAAAGTATTTAAATGCGAGATACAAGCTAAAATACGCCTAGAAAAGGAATTGGCTAAGCGTTCTAATCGTGCCGTAATCGGTTGCAAGAATGAAGCCTATGCGACAGAAGACGAAATGATAAGCGGATTTAGTTGTACCTATGAACAATTAAGTCCAAGTGAAAAATCAATATTTGATAAGTTATGATAGCAAAGGAAAAAGCCGCACAATTAAGATATAAATACTCTACACTGTTAGATTTAAAAACAACTGATGGATTAGTATTACAATGCGCTTTAATTTCAGTTTATGAGATTTTAAGATTAGGTAAAAAATTACCTTTAGAAACTTTAGAGTATTATTTAGAAGTAAGAAAAGAAATAGAAAAGTTATGAAAAAGTGCTTCACCTGTAGAACTAACTATCCCATGCTTATGTATCATTTAGATGAGTCTAAATATCAATTAAAAGCAAATAAGGGTAAGACTATAGAATGCAGATTTTGTAGCCTTAAACGCAATCTAAATGATAAAGGATTTACGCATCGTGTAGATGGAAAGTTTACATTTACACAAGCTAGTAAAAAAAAAATAATACTTAATTTTTTTAAAAGATGAAAACACCAGTACAAGAAGTTTTTAGCGACTTAGAAGTTAACCACAGAGAGTTCTTTGATGTACATACGTCGAAAGGCAAGATATTTGTAAATCACTATTCAAAGTATATAAAAATTGAAAGAGAATTTTTAATAGACTTCTTCAATTTCTTTAGAGATAACGGAGAAAACCATATCGGGTTAACAATCGAACAATTTGTTGAACTATATTTAAACCAGTCTAAATAAGGCTGGTTTTTTTATTGTGTAAAAACAATTACTTAAATATGTAGTTACTTATTTGTACAAATACGTATTTAAATGGTTGAATTTAAAACCGAGATGATAGAACTCTATAAAAAAGGAGTAAGTATCACAGAAATCGCAAAGAAAATCTGCAAAGAAAATAACCTAGAATATACAGATGCTAAAAGGACTTCAACTTCCAAAATCATTAATAGAGTAAAAAGCAAAGGTGTGTTCGATGAGTGTGAAGCCGTAGGAATAGATCCCGACAAAATCAAAAACTATTGGTATAAAGGTAAGCACTATTCCATCAACGTAAAAGGTGAAACTGACACATTTAAATATGAAGACTTTAAAGAAGACTTTATTGCATCGGTTAAGGATATTAAACCTGACTACATTCAGATAATTAGAACAGAATCGGAGGAAGAATCTCACTGCTTACTTATCGATCCAAGCGACATTCACGTAAATAAGCTATGCTCAGTATTCGAAACAGGTGAAGAATACAATACTCAGATAGCAGTGCAACGTGTCAAGGACGGTGTAGCATCGATTTTAAGCAAGTCTAAAGGCTTTAATATAGATAAGATAATACTTATTGTGGGCAACGATGTTTTAAACACGGATAACGCACGAAATCAAACAACAAAAGGAACACAACAAGATACCCACATGAAGTGGTTCGATGCTTTTTTAATGGCTAAACAGCTTTACATAGATATTATTAGCACTTTAGTAGCTATCGCGGACCTAGAAGTAGTCTATAATGTATCTAATCACGATGAAATGTCAGGGTTCTTTTTAATGGATTCAATCTATTCATGGTACAACGAACACCCAAACATTAAATTTGATAGGTCTCCGTCACATCGTAAATATACAACCTACGGAAAGAACTTAATCGGTACAACACATGGAGATGGGGCCAAACAAAATGACCTTCCTCTATTAATGTGCCACGAAGCTAGTCAACATTGGCACGATTGTAAGCATCGTTATTGGTTTACACACCACGTACATCATAAAACAAGCAAGGATATAATGTCAGTACAAATTGAGTCGTTACGTTCACCTAGTCCAGCAGACTCATGGCATCACAAAAGTGGATATCAACACTCACCACTAGCAATAGAAGGCTTTATATTCCATAAAACACATGGGCAGGTAGCACGGCTTACGACACTTTTTTAAGCCTATACCCTTAAAATAAAATAAAAATTTAATCATGGCAAAAGTAACACTAGAATTCGACTCACTAGAAGATCAAGACGATATTAAGTACGCATTGTACGGATGGAAGTACGCGCTTGTAATTGACGAATTAGACCAATACTATCGAGGGCTATATAAATACTCTGAAATAGGTAGCGAAATTGAAATGGCAGAACTTGTTCGTGCTAAAATTAGAGAGATAATGCATGATAATGGATTGACGATGGAATAGAAAAAGTAGAAAAGGTAGAAACTTGTATAAAATTTAGGTGTTTTGTAACGTATTGATTTATATAATTTTAAAGGAAACTTGAAAAACTTAAAAAACGCTTAACTTATTGATACTCATAGAAAGTAATAAAAGGTTAAAAGTGTTTTGCTATATTACACTAAAACAATAAATAAAAAAAAAAGTGAAAAAAGTTTTAACTTTATACGTAAACTACTATAAATCAACAAACTAATCAAAAACAAGTTTCCTTTAAATTATTGATATTTAACAACTTACAAAACATCAAAGTTTCTACATTTTTAAGCAAAGTTTTAACCTTTTTACGTTTTTCGCAAAATTCAACATTTTATTTAGAATGAATATAAATAACGATTAAATGTTGTTTATATAAAATAATATAGTAATTTAGCAAAGTGTTAGGTCTCAAACATTGTAACACTTAAGATATTTGCCCTATCGATTTGTAAACTTGAGACCTTTACACTTCGATGGGGCTTTTTTATTTAAACAAATTATTATTATGGAAAAAAGAATTTATCATCCATATTGGTTATGGGAAGATTATTTAAATGGATTTTACGAAAATTCATCAGGACAACAAAAAAACATAGATATACAAAAATGTATAGAGATGTTTAATAGTCAAGAGTTAACAATAAAAAACATGAATTATGTAGTTGATAATTGGAAATATTCAATGGAACATAACCTAACAAATAGCTCAATGAATCATATAGCTTATGTAGGTCAAAGTGCTTGCTGTAATTATGCTAAAATACCAAATACAATAACAATGGAATGTTGGTCTAAACTAACAAAAGAAGTACAGGAAAGAGCAAATAAAAATGCTTTAGATTCAATACAAAGATGGAAATTAAACAATAAATTTATTCAATTATGCCTAAAATTAGATTAGATAAAAATGTATACGATGCATCTATTGAAAGGATAAATTACACACTTGATAATTTTAAGAAAGTATATTTATCTTTTAGTGCTGGTAAAGATAGTACAGTGATGCTTCATTTAACAATGCAAGAAGTAAAAAAAAGAAACGCTAAAATAGGTGTTTTAATAGTAGACTTAGAAGGACAGTATAAATTAACTATAGACCATATATACGCTTGTATTGAAGAATATAAAGACAATATAGATTTATACTGGGTTTGTTTACCTATACACTTAAGAAATGCAGTATCTGTTTATGATCCTTTTTGGAAGTGTTGGGATTCAGAACAAAAAGAAAATTGGATAAGACCACTACCTAAAAAATGTATTTCAGACATTAATTATTTTTCGTTTTTTAGAGATGGAATGGAGTTCGAAGAGTTTGTTCCTGAGTTTGGAGAATGGTATTCACAAGGAGAGTTAACAGCTTGTTTAGTTGGTATTCGTTCAGATGAATCATTGAATAGGTATAGAACAATAGCTTCTAAAACAAAAGAAAGGTTTGATAATAAGGTTTATACCACAAAAGTAACTGATAATGTATTTAATGTTTACCCTATTTACGATTGGAAAACAGAAGATATTTGGATTTACCACGCTAAAAATAAAGATAAAATATCTAATGGACTTTATGAATTAATGTTTAAAGCTGGTTTATCTATTCATCAACAAAGAATATGTCAACCTTATGGTGATGACCAAAGACGTGGGTTATGGCTATTTCATTTGATTGAGCCTGAAACATGGGCTAAAGTAGTAGCAAGGGTTAATGGAGCAAATTCAGGAGCTTTATACATAAATGAAAGCGGAAGCATAACAGGGTATAATAAAATAACAAAACCTAATAATCACACATGGAAATCATTTGCTGAATTATTTTTAAATAGTATTCCTGAAAAAACAAAAGAGCATTATTTAAATAAAATATTTACATTTGACAAATGGTGGAAAGAAAGAGGTTATGATAATGGCATACCTGACGAAGCTCCTTATATTTTAGAATCCAAAAAAATAGCACCTAGTTGGAGGAGAGTATGTAAGTCTTTACTTAGAAATGATTTTTGGTGTAAAGGATTAGGATTTACACAACATAAAACAAAAGCATATTCTAAATATTTAGAATTAAAAAAACAACAAAGAATTGAAAATAAATTTTTAAAATAAAAACTATGAAAACTACAATTTTAGAAAAGCAAAATGAAGTTATTAACGCTTTAAGATACTTATCACTTGATGATAAAGTTGATGTAATTAACGAAATCAAAAAACAATTACACGAAGTAAGTCCATTTAATACAGAGCCAGTAGATTGCGTTCTTTGGGTTAAAAACGATAGTGTTCATGCTAATGATTACAATCCAAATAGTGTTGCACCGCCTGAAATGGAATTGTTAAGATTATCAATATCAAATGATGGGTACACACAACCTATTGTATCAATGGACAACAATAATGGTACTAGAGAAGTTATTGATGGTTTTCATAGAAACAGAGTTGGTAAAGAATGTGAGGATATCCAAAAAAGAGTACATGGATATTTGCCTGTAGTTACTATTAGAGAGTCTCAGTCAGATAAAAACAATCGTGTAGCATCTACAATTAGACATAATAGAGCTAGAGGAAAACATAAAGTTGAATCCATGTCAGAAATTGTTGTTGATTTAAAAAGACGAAATTGGTCAGACGAAAAAATATCTAAAGAATTAGGCATGGATAGAGATGAAGTATTAAGACTATGCCAAATTAGTGGATTAACTGAATTGTTTTCAGATAAAGAATTTTCAATAGCGTGGATTCCTGAGATGGAAGAATTTGAAGACGAAATAGAAGATTAATGTAAATAATATATAAATGAACGAAAATAATTTAACGCCATTCTGGTCTGTAAACCAGAATGGCAAAATAGACCTTAATAACTATCTTTTTAAGAAGTTCTTAGAAAAACATGACTATTTTAAAAACAAACCAAATGCAAATAGTACGTTTAACATAATCAAAAAGAATGGAATATTTTTAGAGATTAAAGACGAAACCGATTTAAAAGATTTTATACTAACTCACATAGAGCAAAATGATTTAGGTATAGGAGTTTATAACTTGATGTCCGGCAACCTTAAATATTTTAAACGTGACTTTCTTTCTATGATTTCCACAAAAGAAATTCAAGTAATGAAAGACGATAAAGATAATGCTTACTTTTTTTACAATAATTGTATTGTAAACATAACTAAAAACGAACGTAAGATTATAGACTACAAAGATGTAAATATTTCTATTTGGAAGAAACAAGTTATTAATAGAGATTTTATCGAAGCTGACCACCACCAATCACAGTTTAGAACATTTGTCTGGAAGGTAAGTGGTGAAGATGTTGAAAGATATAATACTTTACAATCTGTACTAGGTTACTTACTTCATTCATATAAGACAAATTCTAACAATAGAGCAATTATTTTCAACGATGAAATGATAAGCGACAATCCAAATGGACGAAGTGGTAAAGGATTGATTTGGAATGCACTAAAACAAATTAAAAATGTACAATCTTTAGATGGTAAAACATTTACTTTTAATAAATCATTCCCTTATCAAAACGTTTCTACTGATTGTCAAATATTAGTGTTTGATGACGTTGAACGTAATTTTAGTTTTGAATCGTTATTCAGTGTTATTACAGAGGGTATTTGCATAGAGTATAAAGGTAAAGATGCAATAAGATTAAGCGTTGAGGAAAGTCCAAAGATAATTATTACAACTAACTACACTATAAAAGGGGATGGCGGATCACATGAAGCTAGAAAGTTCGAAGTTGAAATGTCTACGTTCTTTAATGCAGATTATACTCCAGAAATGTTTTTTGGCAACAAATTATTTAACGATTGGGACAAACAGGAATGGGCTAGGTTTGATAACTACATGATGGAGTGTTTACGTAAATATTTAAATAATGGATTAGTTCGTAGTAATACAAAGAATTTAGAGATTAGAAAATTAATTGATAAAATAAGTAGTGAACTACACACATTTATTCCGTCAATACCAAATAACGAATGGGTAAACGTAAAGACTATTTACGATAATTTCTTAAATTCGTATCCTGAGTTAAAGAAATGGTATAAACAAAATAGCTTAACAATTGGTTTGAAGTCCTATGCTAAACACTACGGAGTTAAATATCATACAACAACAGCTGGGGGTATTACAAAGATTATGTTTGAAGCTAGTAAAAGTTATAATAATGAAGAGCAAAAGGATATTTGGGATTCACCACAATTACAAGGATTATGACAATAGATAGTATAATAGTAATTAAGAAGATTGAAAGCATAATGGATAAGTATAAAGATTCAATGGATTGGTTGCAAGAAAATCATGCCACTAGAAAAGATTTAATATCTAGTTTACAGCAATCAATATTTATGCTTGGATTGATTAGAAAGGATATAATTATGTACGACACTAAAATAGAAGCAAAAGAATGGATGGAAAGCTAAGTAATATAATAATAGATGCAGAAATTGAGAAAGTAAGCAATTCAATGCAAGAAATTATTGATAAATATCCTGAAAGGTTGGAGTCAATTGGTAAACTAAACTATGTACTAAAAGATTTAGAACACATTAAAAGACATTTAAACTATTTAATTAAGAAGTATGAAAGAGCTTAGGCAGTACCAACTAGACTTATCAAAGAAAGCTGTTGATATACTAAAAGATAAGAAGATAGTGTATTTAAATTTTAGTGTAAGAACAGGTAAAACGGCAACAGCATTAGAAACATGTAGGCTATTTGGCGCTAAAAAAGTTCTATTCTTAACAAAAAAGAAAGCAATTACTTCTATTCAAAACGATTATAATGACTTTGGATATACATTTGACCTAGTTGTTATCAATAACGAATCACTTTCTAAGATTAAGGATAATGATTTTGATGTAGTTGTGCAAGATGAAGCACATGGAATGGCATCTTTTCCAAAGCCAAGTAATAAAGCAAAGGAATTTAAAGCACGTTTTTCAAGAATTCCATTAATATTATTGTCAGGCACCATGGCTGCAGAATCATACTCGCAAGTGTTCCACCAATTTTGGCTTAGTGCTTATAGTCCATTTAGTCAATATAAGAACTTTTATGCGTGGAGTAAGGTATTTACACAACCAACACTAAAATATGTAAGCTACGGGACCATAAATGATTATTCAGCAGCTAAGATTGATTTGATTGATGCAGTAATACAACCATACATTTTAAAATTCACTCAAGAAAATGCCGGTTTCGAAAGTAAAGTAAATGAGAAAGTAATATATTTTGATAGTTGTAATAAAAAGATAATTGATAAGCTAAAAAAAGATAGTATCGTTGAGGGTAAAGAAGAGGTTATACTAGCGGATTCTGGCGTGAAAATGATGAGTAAATTACACCAACTAGAAAGCGGGACAATTAAGTTTGAAAGCGGAAATTCAATGGTAATAGATAATTCAAAAGCTTTGTTTATTGCGGACCATTTTAAAGGTAAAAAACTAGCTATATTTTATTATTACATAGAGGAGTTTCATTTACTTCAATTTGCTTTCCCTAATCATACTACATCAATTGAAGAATTTAATACTACCGATAAGCATTACATAGGTCAACAATATAGTTCTGCAATGGGGATTAATTTAAGTTCAGCGGATTGCCTGGTGTTTTTTAATTTTGGATTCAGTGGCACAAATTACATACAATCAATTGATAGGTTAACAACAATCTCACGTAAAGAAAACGATGTATATTTTGTATATGGCAAAGGATCGCTAACTGAAAAAATACATCGGGTGGTAAAACAAAAAAAGACATTCACACTAAAACAATTTGAGAAATGTTAGAAAGTAAGATTCAAACTTCATGTATAAACTACGCTAAAAAAAACGGATGGTATTGTTGCAAAACTATTAAAGTATCTGTATCTGGTTTCCCTGACCTTATTATGCTGAAAGATGGTGTTTGTGTATTTGTTGAATTCAAAACGTTAAAAGGAGTTCAATCGGAATTGCAAAAGTACCAACAAAAGCTACTTGAAAGTCAAGGCTTTAAATATTACTTAATACGTTCACTAAAAGAATTTCAAAATATATTATAAAAATGTAACGTAGTTATAATAATAAACCTTATATTTGTCATATATAAACAATTTAATATTTGAATTATGAGTTACCCAAGTCCCTATTTAAAAGCAAAATTTAAGACTAATTATGCGACAGGAGAATGCGAATTAGTAAAAGAAAGCATTGAAGCAAAAGCAAAAAAGTACGATGAGTTAATGTTAACCATACAAGAGATGGAACTAATGTACACAAAGGCATTGGATAAATATCCAAGTCTTACAGAGATAATTCAAGAAAAGTTAAACGTATTAAAACTAGTTAAATTATGAAGATAGTAGCAGATTTAAACGATAGTCAAGAAAAGACTTTGAAAAACTTAAAGCGGTTGGGGTACATTCTCAACCGCGAAGTAAACACGAAACCAGGCCAAATAAGTTTTGGTTTAGATATCCTAGATATTTTATTAGGACAATTTTTTGAACAAGATTTAATCGAAATAATACTTAAAGACAATGAAAGAGCATAATATAGACGCGATGAAATATCGTAAACATTCGCACCTTGCCGGTGTAGATGTGGCAATAATTACAGCAGAGAAAGGTAATTGCATACTTACAATTAAAGATGCTTATTACTCAAAAGGTGTAGATGTAAGTGGTAACAAGACCGATGGTTACTTTCTAGAGTTTGAAGAGGATGTTATGGATATGGTATGTAATAGTTCTAATCGTAAAATGATAGCTAACAACTTGGTTTTAGAGAAAGGATTATCACTTTTGGATTCACGTAATATAGGTAACTGGATTGGTACTAAAGTAGAGTTACAATTTGACGAGACAATTAGAATGATGGGTAAAGTAGTTGGTGGGATCAGAGTTAAAGGATTCAAACTACTTCCTAACTTAGAACCAGCAACACCAAACTTCGATGCAGTTAAGAAAGCATTACAAGGTGGTAATTATACTATTGATCAAGTTAAAACGAAGTATAACGTATCTGTTGAGGTACAAAATTTATTAAACGATGGAAAGTAAGATATACAGACACAGAGCAAGTCAGTCAGGCTTGCTTTTAACAAATGGCAAAGACGATTTAAAGTTAGGTGCGTCAATGATTACTTACCTAAAAAAATGGTATGCAGAACAAAAGTCAGGAGTACGTGATGAAATAGATTCTAAATACTTCCGTAAAGGTAATATGTGCGAAGATGAAGCTATCGATATTTGCGCTGAGAGATTTGGATTAGGTATACTTGAAAAGAACATGGTACATTTTCATGATGGACATTTCAATGGTACACCAGATGTTATTACCGATGATTTTGTAATCGATACTAAATGCTCATGGGATTACGTTACGTTCTTAGATGCTATAACAAGTCCAATTAATAAAGACTACGAAGCACAATTACAAGTGTATATGCACTTAACAGGGATAAAGAAAGCGAAGTTAGTCTATGTATTACTAGACACACCTGCAGAAGCTAACTATGGTAACGATATCTTCTACTCACACCTTCCAATTGAGCAACGATTCTTTGCGTTTGAATTGGAATACGATAAAGAAATGATTGAAGCAATGCAAGAGAAGGTAATTAATGCAAGAACTTTTTTAAATGATTACGATGCAAGAATCAAAAATATACTTAGATAAAAGAGATAATACCATTGTCACGTTAATACTTCGTGGCAATGGTTTCATCCGAGTTAAACCAGCGAAAGGATTGGATATAGTAATGAGTGTTGAATGTTTTAAAACTAATTTTAAAAGAATATGAATAAGCAAATTAATAATACTTTTCAAGTACTTTGTTTAATGCAAATTGCGCTTGAAAAGTTAGAAGATATGCCAGAGGGAAATATTTTTAGAGAGAATAACTACGATACAATAGATAACTTTATTAAGTATCTTGAATCAAATGTAGAGCCGTTGACAAGTGAGATTAACGTACAAGAGTCAAATCAATACATCTACATCACTAAGAACATTCGTAAAGTAATAGATAAAATTAGAATCAAATGAGTAATTTTAAAAAAGGAGATAGAGTTTACCACTTTCAACATGGATGGGGTACAGTAAAAAAAGTAGATGGAATAATGT